AGGATTCCAATTTTCATAGTTTAGTGGTATATTTTTATATGACGATACAATTCCTGAAGACGATGGTAATTGCTGTTCATATATAATCCTACAATTAAATACGGCAACATTTCCATATTTATTGTAGGGATTATATTTATGAACGAGTATACCTTGTATCACCTGATTACGAAAAAAATAACGTATCTGACGGATAGAGTGGAAGAGAACCCCTTGTTGTTGCCCATTTTAACCGAATATCATTACCATAAACAATATCTAGAGAAGAGGATGTATACAGGGGCTGCTCCCCTGATAGACTATCTACAACAAAGCGATCAGGAAATGATTCGTCGTGAAATATTAAAACTTCAACTCTAACTAGAGTATATGGAAGAATGTATCATTTGTTTCAATGAAACTCCACCGGCTCATTTCGTAGTCTTTCTGTGTACACACAAGGTCTGTGTACACTGTTATCCTAGGTTGAGAGTTCCTCTTTGTCCCATTTGCAGTCGGCGTATCACGTTCCCTGTAGAACAACCTCCTACGAATCGTTTATGGTGCGGGGGCGCGATAATTGGGGTTCTCATAACAGTCTTGATTTTGAACTACCGCAATATCATTTTTTAACGTGTATACAGGGTCGCTGGAATACTTGAGGATGGTCTGATACGTCTTGAAAAAAGATTGATTGTTCTTGATGACAGCCTCGTATTTCTTAAGGTTGGTAAAGGCAGACTCACTGACTGCTCCCTGTGTTTTGAAACGATTGTTGCTAAGGTTGCGGACAGTATACATAGGCGTCATGGCAGGTCTGCATTTTCGGTTCATGTAGTTGTTATACTCGTGATAATAGGGAGCGTTGGTAAGGATTCTGCATCGGTCGGGAGGAACAAAGAGTCCATTTTTATTTTTTCCAAGCATTTTTAAAGGTATGTCCGAAATGGTACACGTCCCTGACGAGGTGACACACCGGGCTCCTGTTTTCCTATAAATATGGAGCGGTCTGGACGAGGGGATTCCTCCACCTACGTACACAATACCTTCGTTCTTCTTGTTCACGGGGATGTTAATCATTTGTTTAAAAAACATAGTATAGCTTGACAAAATATATTTAGTATAAATATGTATAGTTTACTCTTTGCATTTGTCTTATGTATATATTTGTGGTTCTTTGTCCGCCGTGAAGGACTGGACGAGCCTCCTGCCACTTCAACGAGTGCAACCACTTCAACTAGTGCTTCTGTAGGTGCTTCTCCTGCGAGTGCAACCAGTGCTCCTGTAGGTGCTTCTCCTGTGAGTGCAACCAGTGCTCCTGTAGATGCAACTGGTCCTCCTGTAAGTGCAACTAGTACAACTAGTACAACTGGTGCAACAACTGCAACAGGTACAGGAGCAACAGGGTCGCAATCCATGTGTGATGTCGCCAATGCTCAAAATGAAGCCGATTTGAATGCATTGGATACAAAAATAACAGCTGCACTTGCTTTATCAGAAACCATTAAAAAAATGGAGGCCACCCTCCAACACAACACCACACAGATTGAGACCATCATCAATACGCAATTGACTTCGCTTATCAACGGTAAACGTTAATCGTCATATGATTTTCCACCGACAAATTGTCCAGGCTGCAATTCAATCGGTCGTTGTCCAAGTGATGCATGAGCACCTTCTTGTCCGTAGGAACATCGCTCATGAAAGCAAGAAACATCAGTCGGCTCCGCATGTACTGTTTCTTGTTGATGCAAATGACATTGTATCCCTGACAATGGTTCTCTGTATTTGGAATCACCTTCCAACTACCGGCCTTCATCTTCCGTTCAATCACGCCTGATTCGTAGACACGGAATTCGGACCCTTCAATGGTGAGTTCCTTCATGCTTTAAAATGTAATGACTTAAATAGGAATAACTTGGTTCAATTTTATTCCATTAATATATGAGCAGTACTATGTTTTCTACCGAAGCTCTTTCTAGTAAGGCAAGTCTTATCATTCTATTCATTGGTATTCTTGTCTGTATTGCGCTTGGAGTTCTTCTGTTCATGACCTCCAACAAGTGTACAAAGGAAACCATTACCACCAGCATTGTAGAAATGGAGGAATCCAAACAGGATACTCTGTTATGCAACTTACTCATCAAGTCCTCCTACAATAGCTGTGCCACGGGTAATTTTATGAATGGATGGGTCAATGTGTGTGCTCTAGATAGGGTCATCAAATACGGATGCCGTGTGCTGGACTTTGAAATTTACACGGTGGATAGTAAATGTGTCGTCGCAACGTCCAATTCTATGAAACTCACGGAAAAGGGGTCCTACAACAGTATACCCATTAGTACGGTCTTGGAACATGTTCGCAATACGGCGGTATCTAGAAGTAGAAGCACTGAAAAATGCCCCAATCCCAATGAACCTCTCTTCCTTCATTTCCGATTGAAGACCGACGTAGAAACCACCTACAGTGAACTTGCCCGGTCCATCACGAATCATGTAGGTGATGTCTTGGTATCTCCTAGCTACAACATTAAAAATTATCAAGACTTTTGCAGTACCATGACATTCAAAGATTTGAAAGGAAAGGTGGTCATCATCATAGACAAGTCGGGTGCTCCTCTAGAAACCGGTATACTAGGCGAAGTATGCCACATCATTGGAAACGGTCCTTCTTTCCATTCATGGAACTACAATGACATTGCCTTTTCTCCCGATGAAGGTATACTAGATTTTAACAGTGGAGGCAACATGACGTATTGTTCACCACCTCTATCGTTTTATCCTAAAAATTACAGTTCGGTCTTACCGATTCAATACGGAGTTCAAATGTGTGGATTGTGTTTTCAAAACAATGATGTTCATTTAAAAACCTACAATTCTATTTTTGATGAACAAAAGTGCGCCTTCATTGTAAAAACCAAGGGAGTGTATACACCCCAACAAGTAACTGCTCCGACGTTAACCTCAAATCAACAGTTGGTTCCATAAAAAGCAAAAGTAAAATTAAAAATATACAATAGAAGGGTATGTTGGTAGATTGGTTAAAAACCATGTTGATTTTCCTTTTGTGTTTTTTCTGCATCATGCTGATTCAAATGGGAGGTCAACTTAAAAACTTACAGGAAAATTGGGGAGCCTATCGTTGCAATCCTGCCATCATTCCGATAGCAGGATTTCTTGCTCCGGAAGGTGCGACCATGAGCACGTCGGACAACATGTCCTACTGTATACAGTCCGTCATGGCATCCATGGCTCCGACGGTTCTCCAACCTCTTACCTATTTACAAAGCAAAACCACCAGCATGGTAACCAATTTGACGGATAGCATGTATGCAGCCAGAGAGCAACAAGTTGCAGCTCAAAACAAATCTGCTTCTACTACCAATTCAGTATACTCTATGTTTGGCAACATCATTGTGACCTTCAATGTCATTATCATCAAATTGATTGCAGCTCAAGGAAGGTCCGCCGCCATCATGTCAACGTTCATGCATGTTCTAAACACCGTCAAACTGACCTTTGAAAGCATGTGGGCAGGAACTCCTGGAGATATGATAAAGGCGTTAGGTAAGTGAGCGATAATACAGGGCAATTTGGGTGAGTATACTGACCGCATACAATTCATAAAGATAGCTAGACGAGGCCAACAAAAAATAAGCATCAGCTTGCGCCAACGAATCGGCGAACGTGGTTTCCATTTCGGTATACAGAGTCATAAGTTCCGATTTATAAAGAGTATACTCTAGGTTGACTGGAATATACGCACGAACAAGGTTCGTAATCGGAAGAGAATTGGAGACGGTTCCATTGGTCATTGGCAACATAATGAAGGTATCGGTCACGGGAGCGGAGGAGCTCGTAGAACTATAATCCGGTATACTGGAAGGAATGGTAAGCGTCAATACCAAATCTATTCCATACAAAAAGGGAGCTATGGTAGATGTCCCTACAATGGTTCCGTAGAACCGTAGTATATCTCCTTCCATCAAAGGAACACGGGAATAAGACGTGGACGAGGGAGCGGGCGACCCAATCGTATAGAGTATGGTACTGACTATGCTTTGCAACGACTCGTTGGACAAGGTTTCTAAAATGGTAGAAAGTCGCTGATAGAGGGATACGTTGATTTTCTGAGCAACGTACGGATGCAATTCAGAAAGACCCGACCCCAGAAAAGCAAGGTAGGTTTCTACCAACGTAGTATACGTAGAGCCATTGTAGTATCTAGCATTTAAAAAATTAACGGATTTCAACAAAGAAGTTGCAATACGATTTACCCGGACATAACGAGCAAAGGAATCGTAGTTTTTATACCAGAATAAGTTTTGAAACAACCGTAAATCCACATTCAAGGTAAAGATACGGTTTGCTGAGGGTGCGTACACAATTGTATCCACACAAATGTCAGACAGCGCCGGTAGAAGAAAAGATTGACACGTGCGTGAAATGGAAAGGGGGGTAAGATTCAACACCGACAACTCTTCATTAGCTGTATACACATACGATTGTAATGGGTCTACAACTACAGAACAACAATCCATGGTTTGTAGTGCTGCATTATACTCGTCCAGAAGACTCATAGTCTAGGGTGGGATTATTATGGCGCAATGATGACTTGCATCAAATATTGTTTGGAAGGAATCTCGCTGGTCGTATAGGGAGAAATAGTCGTCCTATACAATAAAATATCGTAATTCTGAAACGAACATCGCCGATTGGCGTGCAATTCAGTACGAAGGGACGCTACCATGGCCGGTATACTGGCAACACGATTTCCAAGTTCGGTCGCATAATCGGTTTGTAATTGAGACACAATGGTCGCTTTGTTTTTGTAAGGATAGGAAAGTGTACTATGTTCTCTCAAGGAAACGTGCCTAACCCAATCCTCCATGATGGTTTGTCCTCCACAATCAAAATCACCGAGGGGTTTAAACACACTGGAATATTTACTGGCGTCTCCTCGTAGAAAAGACATCAAATTTTCCAGTGTAATATACGTCGTCGCCTTTGCATCATACAAAAGAGTTGTCAATGGAACATTGATAGAAATGTCGGCTTCCTGAAGAGTAAACCTCATACCATAGACGCCGATTTGATTTCATCCAAAATGGACAACATGATTTCATCAATGCCGGTTCCATCGTTCGTCCCGTCTAAATAGCCTTGATACAATTCGTTGACGGTTAATTTGACGGAAGTTGTCAATTTGATGGTATTGAACGTTTGAATGGCGAATTTGGGTGGAATGGAAAAAGCAGTGACCAATTGGTCAATGATGTTTAAAATGGTGCGTTTGTAGCTACCTCGGTAGTTTTTGAGCAAGAGGTTTTCTTTGTAAGCCGTGAGGGCGTTGACACTTGCGGTTCGTTCGGTAGGCAGTTCATCTAATAACGTCGAAAAGGACGTTGTTAGTGAAAAATCGGTCCGGAGTTGAAAAGCTGTTTTCACCGTTCCATTTGCAAATGCCGTCCTCATACCCTACTTTGTTAAAATTCTAGAGACCCATCCGGCTTGATATTGGCAGTAGCATAATTTTTAGGAGTGTTCTTAGCATCAATGAACGACGTGGACCCTACCAGCGAGTTCTCAATGGCGGCATAATTGTTAAAAATGGTCATGTATTCCGAATTGTTGGTGTGTCCCATGATGAATTGTCCTAAAAAGGATGGTGTGCTTATCCCGGCAAATACACTGTTGGCCGTCGCACCATAGGTTCCATCGTTTGTTGCTGTTACACCACTGGCAGCCACAATTCTAAATTTGTAGGACCGGTCCGTTAAATTACGGTCGGCCGTAGGAGTAATTTCATACTGACTTTCACTTGATACGGCAATGACGTTAAAGGTAAGTTCGTCGCCGTTGATGAATTCACCGAACGTGGTTCCTGCCGTGGTAGTTTGCCGATAGGCAACTAAGTTTTGGTAAATGCCCGTTGCTACGGCAGGAGTCAATTTGTCGGACATGAGTTTTTTGTATGCCTCACGTCCCAAGTTGTAATAATCATTGGCAAGAAGCAATCTGCTTTGCGGCTGAAATAACGTAAACGCACTGGTAGAATTAAAAATGTCTTCCGAAACAGCAAGAATTTTCTCCTCAATCATGTTAATTTGGGTAGTATTAATGCTTGCCGATGTCATCGCAGCTGACATGCTAATATCACTTTGAGAACATAAGAAGTGTGTCGCTAACGAAACAGTTACACCGGAAAGAGTAACACCCGGCGTCAATCTTACTTGCTGAGTTAACAAATTCGTCAACGTAGTGCTCGCTCCCGTGGTAAACTGAACCAAATACCCGCTCGTACCTGAATCCGCCCACTGGAAGAGACTGTTCATGTCGTAAGGATGTAACTTAAAATCAAACGTGGCTTTCACCTTGTCTTCCATCGGAGACTCGGACAACAGTGCATGTGCACGCAACGCTACATCCCACTGAGGAACAGCAATGCTGATGGCGCTGGAGCCAGCGGGTTGTGCACTCATAAGTATACTACATATTTTAATTGTAATTTTCTGTTATTTCAAACGAAATAGAATAGTCATTGTTGTTCATGTCCAAGACATGACCGAACCGGTTGAGCAACCGAATCCTTAATTTCTCTAACTTGACCGGACCAAAATAATCCCGCGTTTTAAACAACAAGTCCGACCCATTGTTGAACATGACCGTGTTGGAATTCGTAGTGACCGGTATTCTTGCCATGATAGTATTTCCTAGATAAAAGGGAGAACCATTTAATCCATGGGTAATAGAAATGACAGCATCGGTAACAAAGTTGCTTTGATAATCGTCTACGTCTACAAAAAAATAATTGTCAAAGGCGGTAGAGTAGGACCCTTCACTGACGCACTCTTTGATACCTACATATTTCGCTTTGCGAAACCCGAGAGACCATCCAGCGGTTTGTTGGAGAAGTAATCCTGGAACTTCAAAATCCACTGTATAATTTCCTGAACTATTCAGGAACAGAGTGGTTTTGGAGGTGTTAATGTCTACCGAAATGGACCGGTTAGGAACGCCAAGTATGGTAGGAGATACTTGCACCAATTCTACACCCGACATGTCATCAGACGTGTAGTTTCCCTCGGGAATTTTAAAGACGTAGACCACTTTGGTAATGTTGTCTATGACTTTAAACTGATTGTTCATCATAGAATCTGAAAAAGCATACCAATTGTTGGGGATTTCAATGGACGATATCTTCAAGGAAGTTACCTTTTTAATATTCTCCGGGCAAGTATACACAAAATCACTGGATTTGGTAGTCGTGTAATGATGGCGAAACGTTGTGTCAATGCAAAGTAAACGAGTAATGGTTTGGCGGTCAATGGGGTTGATTTTATGAGAACTACCTCCCTCTACGTTGCTGATACAGGCATTGATTTTGAATTGTTCTTTTAACTCTTCTAATCGTGCAGCGTCTTTCTCTGCTTGTGTCGGCAAACAAATGGTTTCATAATGAGCCTTGTCGGCCTTGGTACTTTTTTGAACGGGTTTTGCCCGAATACGAGGATCCATAGATTGTTGCTATAAAAAAGTAAGTATACCATAGACGAAAATCTACAGAAAGACTATGGATGTCATTACAAACCTCTATAACAATCGGGGGTATTTGGATATTCATGCCATGGATGTTCTGATTACAATTTGTATCTTTCTGGTGACCATTGTCATTACTGGGTATGTCAATTACCAATCCATGTTGATGGCCATTCGTGCCGACTGGGACGTTTACCGATGCAATCCTCTGGTCATGCCATTTACGGGGGTCGTCATGCCAGTAGAGGGTAAATCCAACTCCTCTCTCACCATGGAAAATTTTCAGTACTGTTTAAAGAGGGACACGGCCATTTCACTCAGCATTGCCACAATGCCCCTTGAATTTCTCATGTATACTACGGTTGAGTTTTTAGACGGACTGCAAGAGGGTGTTAACATGTCCATGAACATTACGCAATGGATATTGAATAAAGTACTTGAAGAACGAGACAAGATTTTTAACCAGCTTAAACAGGTGGTTGTTCCCTTGCAAGAAATCTTGACGTACATTCGGGATTCCATCGCCAAAGGCAATGCTGTCATGACCACGTCCTTGTATGTCGTCATGAACATGTACAATCTTATCATCTCGGGAACCATCAATGTCATGAAAGTGTTAAGCAACATGATTATCATTTGGACCGTTGCCATGTTGATTGTAGCAGCCATTGCCTTTGCTCTCATTGCAACGGGCATTGGTGCCGCTGCAGGCATTCCCATGTATGCCAGTGCTGTTGCCACGTTGGTAACGACCATTGTTCCTGGTATTGTCATGTATGCCATGATGCGTACTCTGATTACGGCCATTAGTTCAGTTGCCGTAGACAAACCTCCTCCAAAACCTACACTTAAAAAGAAGAAGAAAAAATAAACCTATAGGATATGGTCCCTTTATTGTTATTGATAGGTATACTTTTCATTCTCTCTTTGAATTGGGCTCTTTCCTCGGTTCAATGGACCGAATTTCGTGATATTACCAAATATTCCCCGGTGAACATAGACGCCATGAGCACACTTTTACTTGTTCCACGACAAGACGAATCCTCCTTTAGAGAAGAACTCCAGTTTGTCAAATAAATCGTTTTAATTTGCGAGTTGACGTATACATTTTTGTAAGACCTTGGAAGAGTCCGCAGGGAGCAAGCTTCAAAATGTTTTTGATACCCACCTTGGATAACGTAATATCGTTGCAGAATTTGGCTCGTCGGGACTTAGCTGGCATACGATACAGGCACATTTTTTTTCATGGTGTAATACAAAAGAAGGAATAAAATAGAAAAGTGGCACAGCAAGACGATATAGAGGTAGACAAAATAAGGCGACAACGACGACATACAGACATCCACCATGGCCTTGACCGTCTTTCTAAACTCTTCGCGATTCATCAATTCAATACATTGCGACAGCATACACTAAAGGATAAGTTTTTATGCGAATAAAAATCGCATAAAAAATAAACGTCGGAAGTATGATTTATCATGCATCCCCTACATTCTCCTTTGAGAGTGTCCAATTGATGCACCCTAAACCCATCCACGACCATTATTTTTTATCCAACATTTTATCTGGCGGAAATGAATTATTGCTACAGACACCCAAATGTGTTTCCAAACAAGGTATCATTATGTCGGCCAATAAAAAATGCATTGATTTTGTCATTCCCTCGCATCAAGAAGAGTTCTTTCAATGGATGCTAGGGTTGGAGGAGCGACTTCAACAGTTAATTTACGAAAAACGAAATATATGGTTCATGGAAGATACCTTAGGAATGGACGACATCCAGCAATCTTTTGTCTCTATGATTAAAACCAAGGGAGATGTTCATACCTTACGTGCCTTTTTACCTTCTTCTTCGTTAGCTACGGACCCCATTTTATTTAATGATGCGAAATTACCTATTGAGGAATCTTCCATTAAGGAAACCACCTCGTTGATTGCCATTCTACAATTTGTAGGAATTCGCTTCAACCAACAATCCTTTCAAGTGGTAGTTCAAATCAAACAGTTAATGTCCGTGTCGTTGCCGACAAAATGTCTCATTCAGCCAACATTGCAAGATGAAAGTATACTTGCCAAAGAAGAAGAAATCAAACGAGCTCAGTTCGAATTAGAGGAATTAAGGCGAAAATTAAAAAAGTGAATAAATTATTATGTATTCTATATATTATGAAGTCCAAAAACTTTGATGCTATTATTGTTGGTATAGCAGTTCTTGCTTTACTTGGGCTTTTTTACAACACAAGCAAAAATAAAAATCGTAGTACCTATGCTTCCGGAAGTGTAGGTTCAAGCGAGTATGCTTCCAATACTACAGCGGATGCTCCTCAACCGTATTCGGACAGTGGAACAGCCGCTCCTGCAAATGGCCTTGTCACCAATACCTACAACATGCAAGCATCCCAACAGGTGGATTCCCAGAGCCTTCTTCCGAATGACACCAACTCTCAATGGGCGGCACTTAACCCTTCAGGGAGTGGGTCGTTGCAGAACGTGAACCTTCTTCAGGCAGGGTCCATGATTGGTATCAACACACAGGGAACCTGCATGAAAAACGCGAATCTCCAGCTGAGGTCGGAACCTGCCATTCCCCTGGCGTCCGTAGGTCCCTGGAATAATTCTACCATTGAAACGTGTTCCATGGCTAGACAGTTTGAACTAGGCTCTTCTTCTGTTTAAAAAGAACTTAAACCAACTTCCTTATAGGAGAGTATAAGATGTCCACCTTATACCAGTGGAGAATGTACGAAACCGACGGTTATCTTTACTGCACGGGCATGTTTCATGGACGTCGTTGGGAAACCAGTCATGTGGTGTCCATGGAGACCTATGATACATATTATCTTGTCCAAACGATGAATTCAACGTATCGGTTGTATTACGATTCTCGTCGCTATTAGAAATTGAATTTGGGGGTCATGCCCCATATTCAATTATTTGCGTGCAGTGCGATTCTTGCGTCTACGACGTTTACGAGAGATAAAAT